ATGGAAAATAACGGTTGGTTTAAAATTAATAGGTCATTAATAGAAAGTCCGTTATGGAATGATATAAATACATTTAGGCTATACGTCTTGTTACTTTCTAAAGCAGCACATAAAGAAATTTATGTAGCAGGTATTAAATTAAACAAGGGGCAATATTTAAGAAGTTATTCCAAATTGGCGGAAGATTTAGCAGTAAAGGAGGGGAGAGGGTTAAAAAAAATTAGTAAGTCAACAGTTAGCAGAAGTATTAAGAAATTAATTAGTTTCGGTTTAGTCGCCGAACATGAAACAGAACATGGAACAGTATTCACTATATTAGAAAGCCAAGAAAATCAAGGGTTCACAGAAGTTGAAAAAACAAACCCAGAACAGAACATGAACCGAACCCAGAACGAACCCAGAACGAACCCAGAACGAAAACAAGAATTAAAAGAATTAAAAGAATTAAATAATTATGATGATGATACAAATTTCATTTTCAATGAATTTCTTTCTTTAAAAGAACAACTAGACCAACAACCACCAAAACAAAACGAAAATGATTTAATAGCAATTAAACGATTAATAGATAAAAAAATTAGTAAGTTTACTATTTTAAATTTAATGACTAATTGCTTTAGTTACTTTCAAGAAAATCAAAACGGAACAATTTCAAGTTTTCGCTATATAGAAAAATATATTATTAATCAATTAGAAAACGAGAAAAAACAAAAGGAAGAACCAAAAACAATAGATTATAGAAAAACAGCATATAAAAAAAGAACGATTAGAAAAGAAATCGTTCCAACATATATAAACAACTACCAACAACCAAAAAATGAATTAACAAAAGAACAAGAAGAACAACTAAAAGAACAATTAAGAAATTTGAAAGTTAAAAAGCCTATGAGTTTGTAATTATACTAATCATACACTTAAAACGATAAAAAAGGGGTTAAATTTAAACAAAAACTATTAATAGGGTATATAACTATTAAATTAAATAAAAATTAAATATAGGGGATTTTAAAGCGTTTTTAAGGAGATTTAAAAAAAGTCTTGAAAGGTTGATTTAAAATGACAGATAGAGAAAAAAAACACGCTGAATGTAACGAATATTTCGAACAATTTAGCAAGTTAAAAAAACGACAAAAAGAATATTTTATAAAGTTTCTTTATTTTTATTTAGTAAATAAATCAGAGATAGACGAAAACGACATTTTTAACGAGGCTTTAGAAAGTGCAAAAACTCATATCACAGAATAAAATAATTATTTACTCTTGAAAATCATTTAAAGGGGTTAAATTTAAACAAAAACTATTAATAGGGTATATAACTATTAAATTAAACAAAAATTAAATATAGGGCATTTTAAAGCGTTTTAAGGAGATTTAAAAAATAAGTCTTGAAAGGTTGGTTTAAAATGGATCAATTAACTATTTATCATTTTTTAGATATTAAACAAGATGAATTATATAAGTTATTAACGAAATTGCAAATAAATGAGGAATATAATTTTAGTTTTGGACAAGTTAAAAAAAATGAAAGTGGTTTATTAGAATTTAGAAACATTCAACTAGAAAAAGCATTTAAAAAATTAATAGATTGCTATTATTTTATTTTAGAGTTTGAGAAAACAAAAAATAAAGGTGGTTTGTTTTAAATGGCATTTTTAACGAAAATTAAAGCGAGTACAGATATATATTATTATGTTAGCGTTTATAAAAAAAAGGAACAATATTCAACGAAAAACGAAGAAAGAATTTTCTCGTTAGGTTGCAAAAAAAAAGCTAAAAAAACGCTTGAAAAATGGAATAAAAATTTTAATTATGTACCAGATGATTTAATTGAAAAAGGTATACAAAAAGAACAATTAAAAAAATGGTTAGAACAAATTAATAATAATTAAAACGTGCAGCTTTTTAAATATAATATATTATATAAAGAAATGCACCGCTAGAGAAAAGGGGAACAACCCTTTTTTCTGTTTTTATCCGCCTTTTTTTGAAGTAAAAAAACTTAATTTTTTATCTTAGAATATCCCAAAAATTTTTTTGGGATATTTTTACATATATGGAAAAATTATAATAAAAAGCGTAGGAAGGTGAGCGAATGAATGACAATGAAAACATGGAAACGGTTATTAATGAACCTAGCGAGCCGCAAGAAGAAACACCAACACCAGAAACAATGGATCCTATTAACGAACCAACAGAACCAACACCAGAAACAACGGATCCAACGAATGTATTAATTGAAAATACCGAATTGCTACCAATGGATGTAAACATAGTTAAACAACAAGGCTTTTATACAGAGTTCCAAACACCTAACGGGAATATTCAAATTATCCATGAAATAGGGATAGGCGAAATAGTTACTAGTGTTCTAATGGCAACAATTTTAATATTCTTGATCCTTGATAAATTTGTGAGGAGATAGACGAATGAACATACTTTCTTTTGATTTTTTTAACGGGGTTTTAATCTATATCATTCCTATGTTAGCCGCAATTTTAATTGTACCTTTATTTAAATTAGTATTAGCCGCAATTAAAAGGGGGAAATAGATTGGGAATTATTAGCGATAGTTTTTCAATTATTTTTCTTAACGAACAAGTAGCAACGGGGTTAATAACTTTTATTTTCCTAGTTGCATTTATAAAAATTATTTTTGTTTTGTATGAAATGGTAAAGGGGGTTTAAAAATTGGGGGATATGTCAAATGTATTTGATTGGTCGTTTTTTTGGGGAGTATTCGCCTTTTTTTTAAAAACCATAGCGCCTTTTTTAATGCTAATTATAGCTATTTTTTCAGTAGGTATTTTACTAAAAATGGTTATTGGGGCGGTTAGAAAATGATTGAATTACCCTATCAAGCCTTTTTAAGTGGAATTAATTTTACTAGTTTACTAGAAAATATAAAATGGTTTTTATTTTTTGTAGCACCAATTATTTTAATTGGGGTTGCTTTAGATTTATTAGGGCATTTAACAAATATTATTAGAAATCTTTTTGGAAAAGATGACACCAAAAACGATGATGATGACGAGTACGAGATTAAACATTATTAAATAGGGAATAGCGACTTTAAAAAGTCGTTAAAATAAAATTTTAAATTAAATTTATGGAGGTTTTTTATAATGCAAACAGTAGATTTTACAGGGGTTACTTTACCATTTAGCGTTTCAGATTTATTAGGTACTGCAATGGACTTACTAGGACTTTTAGGCCCATTCGTTCTTTTAGGTTTAGCGGTTATGTTCACACCAAAATTAATTGGGGTTATTCGTAACGCTGCTGCAAGTCGTGGCACTAAATAATATTAAAAAAGGGAGAATTATTTTCCCTTTTTTTTTTAAAAAACGTGTGATGTTTTATTATTTAAAATATGCCACAAAATGAGGGGATAAAATGAAAAAGTTTATATATCCATTAGTCGTATTATTTTTATTTATCCTAATACCAAAAGATATTAATGCCGCTAGTGTGGAGAGTTCTGGAATACCAACCACGCATAATTTTGAACCAATAGAAAAAATTATTAGTCCAATTGCTTTTAGGCAAGTAATGGCAACAAGTTTAAGTTTAGAAAGTCCATCTGTGGAAATTTTAGAGAAACTAGATAATCAAAATTACTTAGCAGGTGAATTTGTTTATAAAAATTATGAAAATTTTGATCAGATGGAATGGTATTTCGATACAAGCAAAGCAAGAGAAGTAAAAACGGTTATTTATACAAGTTTTAGAAATGATTTTACGGAAGTAATAACGGAAAAAGAATTTACTTCAAAAAGATACGGGGGAAACCATAAATACGATTATTTTACGGGAATTGGTTTATCTTGTAATGCTGAATATACCGTACAAATTTACGATAGTACAGATACATTAGTAACATTTTTAAAATTAAAAATTAGCAATCTTGCTAACCCTTCTTGTAATTCAGAATTAAGTGGAGATTATGTCGGAACAGATGAAGACCCTAGCGGGAATGTTTGTATTGTTTGTGAGTGTTTAGAATCTATCGGGGAGAAAATAGATGCTATTAGTTCATTAATACCACCAGCGCCGAATTGGAATGAAGTTGCAACAACTTTTAAAGATACCATTATACCGCCTTTAATGAACGACTTAAAAAATTATATTGGAACGGTAGGAACACCACCACCGACACCGCCACCAATGGAAGAATTAAACGATCATAATATTATGGAGCGTTTACCAGAATTTCAAGAAGTTCCAGAGTTAGAAAGTTCAGGTTTTACATCTGATGATATAAAAGAGCAAGCACCAATAATTGAAGAAAAACCAGACAATAGCGGGGGTTTTGATTTAAGCCAAAACCCGTTAGAAACATTGCCAGAAGTACCACAAACGATTATTCCGAACCAAACAGAAAATAAAAGTTGGATGAATACACCAAACGAGCCTACAAATGATTTTCCAGCACCACCTAAACAAACAAATGATAATGAAATAGATTTAAATAAACCACCTATACCAAGTGAAAATAATTCTAATGAAAATATACCACCGACACCAAGCGGAACAACTAACCAAGATACTAATTTACTAGATTATAAACCAACCCCAGAAAGTTCAAATGGTTCGGGGGGAGAAATAAACAATTAGAGGTGAGAGAATGAAAAAAATTTTAATAAGTGTAACCATTGCTATATTTTCTTTAACAATACCGTATATAGCAAAAGCGGAATTAGTCATTAGCGAAGAACCGCACGATTATAAAAAAGGTCTATTAGATGATACAGAATTAATAAAAAGTAATAATTTATCTTTAGAAATATTCGATAATGATATTATTACTAAATTTAGATACCAAGAAGAACAAATTCAAACAATAGAATTTAATTATCCCGTTAATATTACAGCTATGTATCAAAATCTCAGGAATACCTATTCAAGTAGTTTTAAGTTTACTTTTATAGGTGGTGAGACAGAGGAAATAAAATTTAAAACAAATACCTCTCTTGTTCAATTTGAACCATACGACTTTACTAATGTAACCAAAATAGAAATTAGCAAGGGTTCAGATTCATATGTTGATATTTTCGAGATTGATTTTTTTGGAACATATGAAAAAGAAGTAAAAGTTTATGACAAAGCACATACTTTAACGGCAACAACTACACATAATTCTATTAATTTAAATTGGATCAATCCCAACTTATTAGGCTTTGAAAATGTATTACTATACGTTAATGGAGAATTAAAGGAAACTTTATCATTAGAAACAACAAGTTATAATTTAACTAATTTAAACCCTAATACAAGTTACCAAATAGAATTAATTGCCTTATATGATGATGGGGGCATGTCTGAAAAAGAAATTTTAGCGATTACAACAGATAAAATTTTACCAGAGCATAAGGAGATACAAAAATTAAGAGCTAAAGCAACTCATGAAAAAGTAGATTTGAGTTGGAATTTGCCAATCGTTCAAGATGAATTTAAACACGTAAATATCTACCGTGGACAAGTTAAAGAAGAAGTTGCAAGAAAAACTTTTTTAACCAATGTAGCAAACGCAAATGATACCGAATTAACAAAGATTTTTGAAACCAACGGAACATATTTTAATGATTTAACAGTCGAAGAAAGCACACAATATGAGTATAAATTGACCGTAACAGATACAGAGGGAACAGAGACAAGCGGAATAAAAACAAGAGTTAAAACAGCATCCGCACCGCTTCCAACGATTGACGGTTTAATAATAACCAAGCCAGATGATGAAAATTACTTAATTAGTTGGGATAACACAGAAGGGGAAATTATTATAAAAGTAGGAGACGAAGAAATAAGAGTTCCCGCAGAAGATAAAGAAATATTAATTCCTATTGATAAAGTACCTTTAGATGATTTTAACAATCCACAAATTGAAGTAATTATAGTCACACCAGATGGAAAAGAGAGTAAACCGATACCACCAAATATTGTTGGCGAAGGTTTTAAAAATTTTAAAATTCCTTTTATAGTACAAGAATTATTAATTATTTCAATGCAAATTTTAAAATTAGTTGCACCGTTTGTTTTATTAGGTTTGGCGGTTAGATTTACGCCAAAAACTATTAATCTAATTAAAGCAACTATTAAAAAAAGGGGTTAGGTAAATGGATAATCTTTTCACTAGTCTTTTAGATACTGTTTTTACTAGATATATAGATTTTTTATTTCCTTTCTTCTTGTTACTAGTTAGCATGCTATTTCTTGATAGGTTAATATATTTAGTTATGCAAGCCATAGACTTTAAAAGGTGGCGTTAAAACGTGGGAATAATTGGAGATTTAGCGAGCAAATTATTTTCTACCATATGGAACGCTATTAAATGGATCGGTGAACAAATAGGGAATTTTTTTCAATTGCTTATTGATTTATTAGTCGGTTTTTTAGATCTTATTTTTTCTTTAGTAGCGGGGGTTTTTTATTTCCTTTTCAAAGTTGGATCTTTAGTTGTGGAATTTTTCCAATTAATCTTTAGTGTAATAAAAATTTTATGGTCATTTATATTGGGAATAGGAAAAACTTTAACAAGTCTTTCTTATTCGCCACAAAGTAGCAGTAATAACGGTTATAGTCAAATGTTAGGGCAAATATTCGATAATTTAGCATTTCTTCAAATTGATGTTATAGCCTATATTTTATTGTTTGTTATATGGATAACAACGGGATTTGCTGCAATTAAAATCTTATCGAATTTAAAAGGCGGTGAGTAAATGAGGGAAAAAATTATTAGTTTTATAGATGGTATTTTTAACCCGATATTTTCATTTTTTGATTTAGCAACGGAACAATTAAACAATGTATCTACTATTACCGCACAAGGTTTGAACATAGGTCAATATTTAAGCGTGTTTGGAGATATGCCGACGATATGGCAAATGGTCATATCGTCTATTTTAGGGGCAACCGTGTTACTAGGTACACTTTTACTATTTAGGGCAATTTTTAGAATGTATTTGACTACAAAAGAAGGGGTTAAATGGTGGTAAATTATGAGTGAAGCATTTATTTACATGTATGTGTTAGGATCTGGAGCAGCCGCAGGAGTTGGAACAATAGTAATAATTATGTATTTCTTATATCAAAAATTGAACAATAGAAAGCCAAAAAGTAAAGCGAGGTTTTAAGTATGTTTGGAAAAAAGAAAAAAGATGAATTTAATTTTTATACAAATGATTTAATTATCATTTTCGATCATGACAACAAGACTTCTACAATTGAACAAATTAACTATATAAAAGATGACACTATATATGTAACGGGTAAGCATGCTATACCTTTAAATGATTGCACAGTAACAAACAGCGAGGGCGGAAGAAACTTTTTTTTAAGAGCGCCTAGTAATTACATAACAGAAACCAAACGACTAGCACAATTAGAAAAAAATATGGTTTTAACTCAAATTACAAGTTATAAGCCGCCTGTATTACCTTCTAGCATGGATTGGACAAAAGCCTTACTATTTGCATTAGTTTTTGTTGCTTTTATTGTCGTAGCATTTTTATAGCATTTTTATAGCAATTTATTAGCATTTTTATAGCAATTTTATAGAAAAGGGGTTTAGAAATGAGTAGCAATGCGGATAAATTACAAAGTGTTATAAGTGACGATCTTTTTCCAAGTGTGAACCATGTTTCAGACGTTAAACAAGTTCTAGAAACCGCAGAAACAAAGGCACAGAATTTAAGAGAGGAACAAATAAAAGCTATTATTTTATTAAATAGTTTAGGAGAAAATAAATATTTACATGAGAAAAACCCATACGAAAAACTAATTAAATATATCATGGACGGTAAGGTTCATGTAGCGGATCCACAGTATTATATTGATGTTATAGAGAGTTTAATACCTAAACCACCTAAACCCGTTATTATGACACCACAAGGGGCAATGAAAGAGGGGAAACGATAAATGGCACATCATTTTTTTATACAAGGTTCTTTAGGGGCGGGTAAAACTTTCATGATGAGTTTACTAGCGCACCATTGGAAAAACAAAGTAGAGCAGCAAGGCGGGGAAATTGCTTTATTTAGTAACTATGGTTTAAAAGATAGCCAACCTATGAAACATTATACGGATTGGTATGATGTAGCAGCGGCACAAGGTTCTATTGTTTGTTGGGACGAAAGCCAAATGTCATTTTCTAACCGTAAATGGTCAAAATATGGTTCGGGGGTTGCAACCGAAGTTATGATGTTTACCAGAAAAATGAAAAGTGTACAAATGTATTGTTCACCTTCAATTAATAATGTAGATAGCCGAATTAGGCAGATAGTAGAGGTATTAGTAACCGTTTCAAAGGTTGGTAATAAAGGTTTTAAACTTCATTTCGTAGACTACCAAACGGGACAATTTATGCACCAACAGTTTTTCCCAATGTATAAAGCTAAAAAGATTTTTGCTTTAAATTTGTATGATACTTTTAACATGGTTCAAGGTTTTCCTTTACCACAAACAGAAAGACAAGGGCAAGAATTTTTTGAAACATTGGAAGAAATTCATAATAACGCAAGGTTTAATAAAAACAATAAAAATATCTATCTACCAGAAAAAAAAGAAATCATTCTAGAAAAAGAAATACTACCAGAAGAAGAAAGTAGCTTAATTATATGACGCTAGAAAATTATAGTTTAGTTCCAAAAAACTTTAGACAAAAAGATCCAAGGCAACTTTTATATCACAATCCAACAACTATTAATATCATTGCATACGCTAAAAAAATGCAAGAATTTAGCTTTTACCAAGCGTTAGAAGTTGCCGAAGATTTAGCCAAGCGGCAAGGCTTTATTTTAGTACCTTATAGCTGCTTTCATTGGCAACGTGCAAAAAACTATGGTTCAGATAGAAAAATTAAAATTGGTCGTAATAGTTACTTTTTAATGAAACCCAATGAATTAACAAAAACAGAGTTAAAAAAATTAAAAGAATTGATCCAAGAAGGGAACGAATATTAATGAATAATGCTAAATTAACTTTAACAAGCGAACAAGCTAAACAAAGCATGCTAGCTCTAATTGTATGTAGAAACAGCGTAAAAAAAGGTTTTAAAAGTAGTTATGGTTTTTTTGAAGGAAGAAAGAAAATAGAAATATATGATAATGTAAAAGATAAGTTTATTAGTTTTTTTGATGAAAGCAGCGAAGAAAAAGAATATCATTTTCATCTAAGTTCTGATGAGTTAACTATGTTAGGTTCTTTCTTAATTTTTTATATAGCAGAGATTAACCAAGACGAATTGACAACAGAAACACAATTTAAAATTCTAAATGAATTAAAAGCAACGCTGGAAAAAGTACAATTATTAGATCAATCTTTAGAGGTTGTATGAGTGAATTAATTATTTGTTTAGTGATTTTAATTTTTATCATGTTCTATTATGCAAGCGTTCCAAAGTTTCTAAAGCTAGTAAATAAAACAGAAAAGAAAGTAATAAAAAGGTTTATCAAAAACCCTCGTTTTTGGTAAAATGAAAAAGCAGCTTTAAAAAGTTGCTTTTTTTGTATAAAAACATTGTCAAAACTCATGTTTTTATCAAGTTTTCAAAATGTAAGTTAATTTACCTTTTTGGAGAGTGTGAAAAATGAAAATTGGTTATGGTCGAGTATCTACCGTACTACAAAATTTAGATTTGCAACTAGATAGTTTAAAAAATTATGGTTGCGAAATGATTTTCACAGAAAAAATAAGTGGAAAGAATAAAGAAAGACCAGAGTTAAAAAAAATGTTAGAGATAGCAAGACCAGGAGATCAAATAGTCATATATAAATTAGACCGCCTGGGAAGATCCACGAAAGATTTAATAGAAATAAGCGAGTTATTAGAACAAAGAGGGATAGAATTAATATCTATAACCGATAAAATTGATACTAGCACCGCAATAGGTCGCTTTTATTTTAAAGTAATGGCAAGTTTATCAGAGTTTGAAAGAGATCTATTAAGCGAGAGAACAAAAGCGGGGTTAATTGCTGCAAGAAAAAGAGGAAAATTAGGCGGTAGACCACCGAAAGAACAAGAAAAAATTGATTTAGCGTTAAAAATGTATCATTCTAATTTGTATACTTTAAAAGAGATAACAAACGCAACTAATATTAGTACATCTACTTTATATAGAAATTTAAGAAAAAGAAAATTGGAGTTATCAAATGACAAATAAAGAAGAAATAATTTTAAAATTTAACCATGCCGAAATTAAAACGTTAATTACTTGTTTAACATTAGAATTACTAACTAAAGAAAGAACATTGGCACATTATCAAAAAGAATATAATGAAAAAACATTGGCACATTATCAAAAAGAATTTTTAGAAAAAACCATTAAATATTATAATGAATATTCTAAAGAAATAGAAAAACTAATAATTAAATTTGAAAGTGAATTGTCTAATATAAAATAATTAATTTTAAGTACAAGTCTATGAAAATAGACTTGTTTTTTTTTTGTTTTTCAACAAATAATAACAATTTATTACAAATTAGTTAAATATAAGGAGGGAAAAAAGGGGAAAAAATAACACAAAAGGGGAAAAAATAATACAAAAAGGGAAAAAAGGG